GCCTTCGCCTGCTGAACGCCTGCCGTAGCCTGCTTCAGTTCCAGGTTCTCAAGAGCCGTCTTGGCTGTGTGGAATAGCACCGTCATGCCTTCTTCGCTGTCCAACATCGACTGATAGTAGGGGTGAGACTGTGCGATCTGGGCCATCGCTTGGCCAACGGAGGGCGTATATCCCTCCATGCTCTGGACCATCTGCACACGTTGCGCCGTTTCACGCTCCACCAGCAGTTCGTTGACTCTCGGGTCGGCTTTCGGGGCCATTTCCTCAATCGCCTTGCGGGCGAAGTAACGGTCGCGCTCGTTCCACATCTGTTCCTGAACCTCAGAAGGGAGGTCAGCAGTCGGGATCGGCGGGACTACTTCTGCCTGCTTGGCCTTGGGCGTCGGGTCACTATGAAGCTTCTCAAGTTTGGCCTCATACTCCTTCTTGAGCGAGGCAAGTTCCTGGAACTTCGCGTGCATCCCGCGTTCCATCGTCTTGTAGATTGGATCAACCAGCTTCCGGTGCGACTCGGGCAGCGACGACATATTGCCGTCCCAGTTTGCCGGGTCAAATTCGGGCACTGGCTGATCTTCCACGACGACATTCTCATCATCGTCATCAGCGTCAGAGTCGTCGGACTCATCCTCGGACTCTTGCTGGTCATCTTCCTCAACCGCCTCAGAATCGTCCTCGGCGGCAGTCTCAATAACAGCATCGTCGCCATCATCGGTCCAACCACTAAGGGCCTGTTCCTCGGCGGCAGCAAACTTGTCCCCGTCGGGGATGTTCTGATCTGCCATCGTAGACTGCTCCCTAGTCAATGTTGATTGCAGGGTCGGGAATCTTGGCCATCGCGGCCTTGATGTTGTTCCGTCGCCTGACGCTGCCTGCTTCCTTGCTCAACTTTCGCGCTGCGGCAGCAGCATCGCGGTCATTCGCTGCGGCGTGGCTCTTAATGTATCGGGCCTCGTCGCGGTATTTTTGCATCTCGGGGTCGGGGGCGTATTCACGCAAGCCCTGGCGCTTCATTTCGTCGATTCGGTGCCCTTTGCTTTTTACCCTGACCCCGAGATTCTCGTCCCAGTAGTCGTATGAACAACCACGCGGAACGGTATCGCCCTGAATCTGGAACGTCGGCTCCCACACACGGTCAGTCTTGCGGGATACGTCCATGCCACAAAATTCGCAGGGGACGACAGCATCGACATCATCCATCGCCAAGTTGTAATCATCTGCCTCAAGGCAGTTCGGACATCTCAGTTTATAGATCACGCCGCCCCCTGCATATTCGGAGCCTGCATCCCCGCCCCTGTCTGTGCCATAGCGTCAGCCTCATTCATCGGCGGCGGCGCTTCGGGAACCATCGGCTGCGACGGAGCCATCAGCGCTTGCATCTGCTGCTGCGCCTGACGGCTCAACGCCTTGGCGAAGTTGATGTCCTTCATGCCGAATTCCTTGCACCAGCCGATAGCCAGTTCCTCGTCCGAGAATAGCCACGGAGACTGACCGGCAATCTGCATCATCTGGACTTTCAGCGCGGCCTGCTGCGCCGAATCCACCGGGATCATGTCCTCGATGTCAATGTCAACATCGAAGTCGCCCGCGATCATGTCGGCGTCGATGATAGCGGTGAACGCCTGCCCATCCTCGCCCATGATCTGGATCGCCCGCTCGATAGTCATGTTCGCTTCAATGGAGTCATCGAGTTTCTTGAACGCCTCGCGCAGACATTCGGCCAGGTCGTCGCGGTCGAACGACAGACGCGAACCAGCGCCCTGCGCCATCCGGTTGACGCCCGTAGCCGTGTTAGACGACGCCACGCCGCGATCCTCGCCCGGCATCCCGCCGACTTCATCGAAGTCCTGCGAAATCTGGTCGATGTTGCGATAGAGCGCGTCATTCACAGGAGGCGACGACAACTGCACCAGCGCATCGCCAATGCCATAGTTGCCATCGACCTTGACGCGGACAACTTCCATGTCCCGGTTGTTGGTCAGTCGCTCCAGATTGATAGTGTCGAGTGCGCCTTCCTTGGTCAGAATCTTGCGATTCGACTTTTTCATGGCGCGAAGCTGCTGCTGACGAGCCTTGTTGTACTCGTCGTTGATCGGGGCCAAGTCGCTCACAGGCGGTCGAGGATAGAACTTCTCGTCCTCGCCAATGATCTCGTTCGGGCGATACATGACGAACGGGCCATACTTGGAGCCGACTGGAATCGGCTCATCGCGCAGCATCTTGCCGTGCCCATCGGCCAAAACGATCAGGCGGTCGTTCTTGAAGTCCCAGATTTCAAACAGGCGCACCTGCTTGACCTTATCGCGGACATCATCGTCCAGCCAATCAGCACGCTCATCGAGTGCGCCCGTTTCTTCTGTATCCTCTACGCTGCCCGTGGCCTCAAGGTCTTTCGTGTTCTTGAACAGCGGATCGTTCTTGACATCCTCAAGCGAACGGACGTATTCCTGGGCCACCCAGCAATGACGGAAGTAGTCGTTGCCGCCATCGGGGTCGATGATCATGTGGCGATAGTGCGTCCAGTCGATGAACCAATCCTCATGGGCAGGAATCTTGGTCCGGTCGATCAGGTTGCCATCGTCATCAAGAACCGGCTGTCCGGTGACAGGATTCGTCAGATAGCCCGAGAAGTCGATCCCATCGGGCGTGATCTTGACCTTCTGCTCAGGATCGTTCTCACTGTATGCAGTCTCAAACTCAGGGCGATAGCCCACCTTCAACACGCCGTAGCCCAGCGAGCCCGCCTTAATGAGCCGCGAGATGGTCTTGCGAAGCCCGAACATGGGGTTACTGGTGATGTTGTTCAGCAACGCCTCGCGCACCTTGTGCTTCTGCACCATGCGGACTTCGACCTGACCCGTCATCGGGTCGATCTTGGGCGTTCCGTCTGGCCCCATCACAGGCACAGGAGTCGGCTCCCAGCCATCCGTGGTCTTGGGCGTCACCTTGGCGCGGGGGTTCTTGTACGACAGGCTGGCGCGGCGTGAGCGAATCCAGGAGCCGACCTTGTTGACCGTCACCTCGTCGTCAGAACCGAATGCGCCATCCCATTGCTTCAAGTCCTCAAAGGACTCGTTGTGTTCCCAGCGCGGTTCTTCCTCTTTCCGCAGCTTGATGCCACGGTCAATCTGGTGCATCCACCACTTGACGTTATCGTCTGCGGCGCTGGAGAACTGCTTAACGGCGCGACCGATCATCGGTAATACCCACTAATGTTGGGATTCCCATATGTATCCATGCCGCCAATTTTCGGCTGCTGCCATCCATTAACATCTGGCGGCGTCTGTTCGGGCACCAGATTTTCAGGCTTCTTTTTCCCCATGAGCATTGAAAGCGCAAGGTCGTACATGAGGCGTGACGCGGGCGGCATATTGTTCGCGTATGTCGGCGCATACTGCCCGATTAGATTAGATGCCGGGCGCTGCTGCGTCGCCATCTCGGCACCATTTACAAGCTGCTCAAGCCAGTTCATTCCGCATCCTTCTGGGCCGACACGATCATGTCAAGGCCGCATTTCGGGCACACTAGAACAGAATGTACCGCGCCTCTTGAGATAGCCGACATATCGCACAGCGGGCATTCGTGATACATCTCGTACCGAATGACCTCAGTGACCGGATAAGCCGTGCCATAGCCATACTGCACAAACCATTCGTTAGACTCGCCCATGAAGTCCTGCATATCGCCTAGCATCGCAATTGCAAGTGGATTCCTCTTAGGCGACACGAATCCCCCCACGGTCTGGACTAGTCCGATTGCGGTGCTTCTCTGTTAGGCTCTCTAGCAAGTCTTGGAAGCAAATGCCTGTTCGCTTGACAGTCGGCGCAATCCAGTTACTCGGGCGCGTGTCGAACAAATAAGCAGTTGCATCCCAATCGTGGTTGTCCTTGTCCCGAATCCGCTCGGGATTGTTGTGGCGCATCGCTACGCCAGCGGACAGATGCTTTTCCCAGCGCAGGTTCATCACCGTCTGGGCAAGATTCGGGTTCGTCTTGGCGCAGATGTGCGCTCCTGGGTTCTTGGGGTCAGCCCAATATTCGCTCAGGAAGCGAATCGCCATCGGGACATCAGCCCCGCGCCTGCCCTTGACGAACGTGACCCCGTGGTCAGCGAAAATCTCGGCAATTGACTTGGTGCCCGTAGCTGTCTGCTGCGTTTTCGCCATGATCGACGGGTCGCAGACGATGTACTGGATGTGTTCCCAGTATGGGCAGCGCTTCATCTTCGCCACATGATCCGCGATATTGGTGCAGGGTTCAACAAGCTCCCACAGTGACCAAGGATGACCGGTCTTGTCGAACCCCCACACCTGAAACGACGAGTTGTTCCGCGCTCCGTAGTCGTAACCCGCGTAAATGTTCATCGTATTGATGGCGCGATCTTCGCCCACGGGCTCACAGAAGATCGGATGCTGCAATCCAGTGATGAAAGAGAACACCGGATCGCCGCCACCAGCGGAGTAGTCGATCTCCATCTCGGTTTTCCAGCCCGAGGACTCAAATCCCCCGACGTAGCCCTTGACCGCCTCGCTCACCCAGTAGGCACCGTCGCGTGCGGGGTCTTTCGCCGGGTCAGCGGTGTAGTGAACCTCAAGGCACCACACTCCGGAGGGAGTCTGCCACGATTTGAGCCCCCGAGGCCAAGCCATGCCCATCATGTCAAGAGCGGTCTGCACATCGGGCTGCACGCAATGTTCGTGCATATCCCCGGTAGGCGACTCCAGCACCATCTGGTTGAAGGCGCTACCCGAATCGACGGACGATACGCATAGTACCTTACCTCCCCCGGCCACGGCGGGCCTTGCAGCGATCATCGAGGCTTCAAATTCCTCTTGAAACGCCGACTCATCGCTGACCAGAAGCGAGGGCGTGTACTGACGGACCTGATGAGCGCCTTGAGGTATGGCATTGATTGCCGAACCATACCAAGGAATACGGAATCCATGCTCATCGTATTCCTTCGGGCTCAACGTCAGGCATCCAACCGAGTTGCCGCGACCACTAACAACGTGCCCATCGCGCAGCCAACCAGGAAGATGCTGAATAATGAAGTCCATACGTCCTGCGGCTGGGTTCTTCGACCCCTGCGACACCATCGCAAACGCATCATCTTCCTTCTTCGTCTGGTAGATCGTGTGCCGATACGGGGCGGTCATTGTGTGCCATACAGAGAAAGCGGTCGTCGCCCAAGACAGGCGCATCTGACGCGACTTCGGCACAGCCAAGACCGGGCAGGCCAGCATATACAGGAACACTACGAACAAGTACTCGGGCGCATCGTCCATGAGCGGCTTGACAGGATCGTCGCTATCGTGTGAGTCCTTGGTGTAGACGTAGGGCAAGAAAGACCAGAGGCCCGAGTCGGTGTAACCCTTCTCGGGAGTGCCGTAGAACTGGATGGCCTTCTGCCACTCAGCAATACGGGCGACCTCACTGTCTTTCAGTTTTGCCATTTACCGGTCCATCGGCAGATACTTGACCGTATCGCCCGCCGCGCCCTTGAACGCCAGCACATGGGTCCACTCACTAGCAATCTGATAGCCGGGAGGTGCCGGGATGATGATGCTCTGACCCGTGGGGATCGAGATCCAGTTAGTCTCGGCCACACCGTTGTAGAAGCGGCGCACGCTGATGGGGTTGCCCGTGTTCTCCCAGATCATATAGGCACCCGGCAGCGACATGACTTGACCATTCAGAGGAGCCAGGCGAATCGTGTCAGCCTCCGTGCTGGCAAGGCCCAACTCGCGGCAGCGCCAGGCAGCGTTCAGTTCCAGCGCCGAGGCAGGCTGCGGCACCGTCAGCGCAGCAGCTACGAACCCGAGCAGGAAGGCAATGAAGGCGGTCTTAGCATTGCTCTTGAACCACAGACGAAACTTAGTCATCGTTACCAGCCTTTTTCTGCACCAAAGACAGAATGGAATTGGGCCTTTCGGCATCAGCCGGGGGAGGCGCAAACCCCGTATTCTTGACCTCGACCTGTGACTTATCTGCCCACTTCTCGGGGCGGGCGTTCTTCAGATAGAACATCAGCCCCGTGGGGGAATTGCTCTCTAGGGAAAGGCGATATAGGCGGCTCTCAGCCGTAGCGATCCGGTGGTTCTGCATTTCCTCGTACAGCGCCGTGTGTTCCTCGGACGCCTCGATGACGAACATGACCTCGGATACCGGCAATCTCAGGGCGGCGGCGATGGCAGCCTCCTGCCCCTCGTAGTCGATCAGCGCCTGCCGCATGATCTTGTCCGCAGACACCATCCGCTTGTCACGATCAATAGGCCAAGTCTTGCGCTTGACCTTCTTGTCGTCGTCCAGAACCTCGCCCTTGACCTGTTCCCGAATTTCCTCTGCGATTTCCTTGGACGCCTGCCGCAGCTTGGCAGCAACACCGCGCTTATTGGCGATGACGGCGATGTAGGAGCATTGCTTGCAATAGCTCTGGCGCTCTTTGAGCCCCTTGCCCTTGAGGTGGAAGGACGCCTGCGTGAAAAGCCCACGGCATTGCGTGCAGCGCTTCCCAGCCTCCTTGGTCCCCCTGGCAAAACGCACCCGAGGCGTGCCGGTCATGCCCAGCAACGCAGCCTCATCACAGCAGAAATGCTCCATAAGCTGCTTGATTTCGACTTCTTGGGCCATCTTCGCCACAGAACAACCTCCGCATCTAC